TTCGCCGCGATGGCTTTGTCGTAGCTGGCCAGGGCGCGCGTGCGAGCGTCGGCGGCCGCGTCGGTGGAGATCGTCGTGGCGTTCTCAAGCTGCGCGATCTCCGCCAGGGCGGCCTCATATTGCGTCTGCGCCGCGAAGACCGGATCGTACTTGGCTTGCAGCCGATCAAGCTCCTGCCCGAAGGCAGCGATGTCTGCGGCCCGTTTCTCGTAGTCATCGGCCGAGGTTGGCGCCTGCACGCCCGCCCAACGGTTCACCGTGGCCTGGACCTCGTTCGCCCGTTGCTGGGCCGCCTTGACCCCGTCAAAGCTGTCGGCGAGTTCCTGGTTGGCTGCGATGGCCCTGTCGTAGACTGCCGTGGCGCGCGTGCGGGCTGCCGTCGCCTCGTCGGCGTTGATCGCGACGATCCTCTCGGCATCGCTGATGAGACGAAGCTGCGCCTCATATTGCTGGGCAGCGGCAGCCAGCGGGTTCAGTTTCGCTCGCATGTCAGCAAGCGAAGTGGCGTAGGCAGCTGCTTCGGCCGCGCGTTTGGCATAGTCGCCACCGAGCGCAGCGTTTGACACCGCAAAGGCTTCCGTCACGCGCGCCTCGGCCGCTGCGGCTACCTGGGCGGAGATGGCCCCCATTTTATGCAGGCGGCTGATCTCCTCCAGCTCGTTCTCGTATCGCTTCGAGGCGGCAAAAAGTGGGTCGTACTTCGCGCGGAGCTTGTCGAGTTCGACACCATAGGAAGCCAGGTCGCCGCCGGCCTCCAGATGCTGCACCGCAGGGTTGGCGCTGGAGGCAGCGGCTCTCTGCACAGCAGCGGCGGCCCGCGCAGCCGCAGTGAAGGTTTCGGTGTCCCGAGCCGCTGCCAGCATGGCGGCACTGACGAGGCCATATTTCTGCCGGTAAAGGTCGAGGACGCGGTTGGCTTCGTCGACGCTGACGCGGCCGGCGGCGACCGCCCGATTGGCGGCGTTCTGCACGTCGATGAATTTCTGGATCGCCCCGTAGTTGCTGTCGATAGCGCGCCTGTAGCGGTCGAATGCACCGCCGCTATCGGTCATCGCCTTGGTGATTTTGATCTGGCCGTCAGCGACCGGAGCGCCGCTGCTGGCCATCGAGGCGTTCGCCACCGCGACCAGGCCGGCGCCCACCTGGTAGGCGGACGCATCGAGGCCGGCGCGGATGATGGTGACCTGCTCGGCCGTGAGGGCTGCTGGCATCGCTATGCCTTCTTCGCCAGTTCGGCGAGGTATTCCCGGTCGAGCGCCAACAGCGCGGCCACCTCGGACGGGGTGACGATGATGCCTGTCATGGCGACCCAGGCCGCGAGATCGGGATAGGAGATCGGGTTGGGCCCGAAGCCGTTACTGCCCCGGGCGGCGCTCAGGTCGAGGAACCAATGCCAGACGTGCTCGCCATCGGCCGGCAGCGGCGGCCCTTCGAGACCCGCCGGGCGCTTGCCGGTCTGCCGCTCCACGCTCTCCAGGTGATCGCGCGTGGTGAGGCCGTCCGCGCCGCGCCGCGACAGCGCGAACTGGTGGCGGGCGAAGGCGGTCAGCTCGTCGAGACAGCCGTCGGGAAGTTTCCCAGGTCGGCTACGAACTCCCCGACCTGATCGCGCAGCCACGCCAGTTCGGGCAGCGCATACAGCTCGCGCGCGTTGGCCGGCGTGTACTCGACGTCCATCGGCTCGCCGGTCAGGGTGACCAGCGACCAGCCCCGCGTCAGCTTGGCCAGCTTCTCGGTGAAGTCCGCCTCGATGTCCTCGGCCCGCAGGCGCGCGCCGCGCATCTTGATCTGCTTGTCGGTCACCGCGCGGTCGTGCGCCCGCCCGATCTGGCTGGCGGACGAAATCACATCGATCCACGCCGGATCGCCGGTCTCGGCGTTGCGGAGCGGCTGGCGCGTGACGGGGTGCAGCAGAGTGACGCGCGCGGGCGCATCGACCGCCATGCCAAGGCCGGCGAACTTGCTCATGCGGCTACAGCCGTGTCGTTGATGCGGATGGTCGTGTTGGGCATACCCGCCGCGGTCCCCTCGTAGAGCAGCGCCTGGAAGGGTGCGGTCAGCATCTGGCCGCCCTCGCCGGTGATGTTGATCGACGCGCCGCCGAGCTTGATGCGCGGCAGCGTGAGGCTGATGACGTCGGCCCCGAAGGCGCTGCTGTCATCGACCGTGAGGATCAGCGTCGACTCGGTCTCGTTCAGAAAGTCGTTGACCAGGGTGGCGTCCTGGAAATAGGCGGTGAGCGTGCCGGTCAGGTCGGCGCGGCCGAGGAAGATTTCGGCCGGGAAGTTCTGCCCGACCACGTCGGCGGCGGTCGGCGTGAGCTGCATCGTGAGGTTGACGCCGGTGATGACGCCCTGGGAAGCGCCATCGACGACCAGGATGCCATTCACCGAGGCGCAGACGCCCGTGGTGGTGGCGGCGGCCGGGGCGGTGAAGAACGGTGCCGCGCCGCCGATCAGGACGTCCATATCGCGGCCCATCACATCGAAGTCGCAGGTGGACATGCCGGTTGCCGGCATCGCCATGGTGTAGCCGGACATGCGGCATTCCTTGAACACCCGCGCCACCTCGACATCCGAGCCGTAAATCTCCAGCGCGAACTTGCGGGAGATTTGGTTCGCCAGCGGCACCAGCGTGCTGAAGCCCGGCCGCGTGAGCGTCAGGGCGGCGTCGGCGGCCGCGTCGGCGGGTGCCGGCACGACGTTGATGGTCCGATAGGCGCCGCCGACCTCGGCGAAGGAGATGATGGTGAAGTTGACCCCGTTGTTGGCGGTCACCGCGCCGCCCGTGGGGCGGATGATGTCGCCGACCTTGAGGCCCGCCACCACGGCATCGCCGGCGGTCATGGTGAAGCTGGATTCGGCGTTGCTGGCCGCGACGCTGGTGCTGACGCCGGGCGCGATGGCGACGCCGGCCGCGCGGGTGTCGCGGTGGACGGCCTCGAAGAAGTCGAAATAGGTGCTCGGCGACAGCTCTCCCGCGATCTTGCCCTGGACGTGCCGCGTGCCATGCCGGAAGTCGAAAATCTGCCGGTCGGTGCGCACCTCGTTGGACTTGTAGGTGTTCTTCGCAAGCTCCAGCGTGGAACTGACGCGGCGAAGTATCTGGCCGCCCGCCGGTTGCGGATCGGCAGTAATCAACGGCTGGGTATTCGCCGTGATGACCCCCGTGGAATAGACCTTGTAGGCTATTCTTTGGGATACGCCTTCTGCGAGGGGCATAGTGATCTCCTTTCAGTAAAAGTGATCCGGTCAGCCCCGGAAGCGATACTCGAATACCATCAGCGCACCGCGCATGAACCAGTTGCCGTCCTCGGTCGGACCCTGATCGAAGCCGCTGCCCTCGCCGATGAAGCTCAGGTCGTTGCCGAGCGGATCGGGCGGGTTTCGCTGGGAGCGGTAGATCGCCAGGGCGGCCGAGATGTAGTCGAGCGCGTCGTCCTCGTTGCCCATCATGCGCGACGAGAAGATGCGCAGCATGACCGAGCCGAACTGCGCCTTGAGGTTGTCGCCGCGGCCGTTGCCGAAGGCTATGATCGCCTCGCGGCCGAAATCCACCTCGTTGCGGAAGAAATGCGGTGCGCTGCTCGGGTCGGGCAGCGGCTGCAAGTCGTCGGAGCGCCAGAACGCCGGAACCGTCGTCACGGTCCATCCGGCCGTCCACATGGCGATCACGTCATCGCGCAGTTGGCGATGCAGGCCAGCGGTCACGCGACCCTCGGGGTGATGATGATGGCGGGATAGCGCACGTACTCTTCGATGAAGCCGCCGCGCCGGCGATGCCCCATCGGGTTCTTGATGTGCCAGGCGTTCGGCAGATCGACATAGTTGAACTTGAAATTCGCCAGATCCCCGTAGAGCCGCTGGGAAACGGTTTTGGTCTCCTCGACATAGTGCTGCCCGACCTGCACCAGCACGGGGCCGTAGGCTTTCCAGCCGACCTCCAGCTTGCGCGCATAGTCCGCGCTGGCGACGATCGCGACTTCCTGGGTGTCGGCGGTGATCGCCTCCAGGTCGGCCTCGACGCCATCGACGAGCATGATGATGCCGGCGACATAGCCGCCTTCGCGTTTCGGCGAGCGCATCACCAGCGCCTCGTAGGTGTCGCGCACCACCTCGGCCAGATAGCCCCAGGCGAACATCACGTAGCCGTCGGGCGTGACGCTCTCCAGCGGCGCACCCTCGACGTTGTCGACCACCTGGCGGTAGCTGGGCTTCAGCCCCGAGCGCGCGCCTTGCGAGGCAATCACCTCGTCTCTGGCGAGCGTGGCGGCCGCGACGATCGCCTGCACGGCGGCCGCGTCGGTCAGCCCCTTGGTGCTGACGGTCAGCGTGTTGACGAAGCCGCGCAGCGCGTCCCCGGTAAACATCAGGAGCCTCGCACGCTGAGTTCATGGCGCACGACGGCGCCCTGGAGCCACTTCGAGGCCACGCCCCGAACATAGGTCGTCTGGGTGCCCCCATCGGTCAGCACCACATCGCCAATGCGCGGCGGCCCGGGCCAGCCGGCGTCGGCGATCTCGACGTTGGAAAGGATAACGCGCCGGTCGCCCTGAATGATGCCGCCGTTCAGTTCCTCGGGCGTGAAGGCATCGATCCGCGCGACGCACGGCACATCGATGAAGACGCCGGCCGAGACGATCCGGCGCAGCACCACGGACTGCCCGCTGTTGGCGAGCATGGCATAGGTGGCATTGGCGTCCATGTCAGGCGCGGGGCGGCTTGCGCGCCGCGGGCGGCTTCTTCTTGACGGTCGTGGCCGCCTTGGTCACCGTGGCGGGCTGTCGCCGCAGGATGCCCGCGCCGGGCTTCGTGCCGATCGGCTTGTCCCCGTTGTTAGACAGCATCGGCTGTGATCTCCCGATAAAGGTCGAGGATGCCGGTCACCTCGGGCGGCATCGCGCCGTTGTCCCCGAGCTGGCCCACCCAATAGGTTTCCTCCTGCACGCCAGGAACGCTGATGCTGCGCAGGGCCGGATCGCGGAACCGTGCCGACCAGCGGTGCTTGACCAGGGTTATCGCCGCCTGCTCGATGTCGGGCGGCAGATCGTCCTGCGTATAGCCGGCGGTGTAGACGATGACGACGTTCTCCGGCTCCCAGGGAACCGGCGAGAAGCTGCCGTCATCGCACAGGCGCCGCAGCAGTCCATCCCTCGGCGTGACGACATATAGGGACGGATCGAGCGGGGTTGGCGATGCGCCGACGGTCACGCTGGCGATACTGATGACCGGGTAGCGGCCCAGCTTGAGGCAGTCCTGCAGGTCGTACCGCTGCGCGTAGAGGAAGCCCGCGGTGTTGCCCCCCACCAGCGTCAGCGGCGAGC